CCTACAGCGCATTGGAGAGCTGACAGCGCAAAAGAAAGCCCTTGAAGAGAAGATTCAATCCCAGCCGCAAACGCCAGCGAAGGTAATCCCTCAAGACGAGAACCCATTCCGCGATGTCGCCTCATTCGAGGAACTCAAAGGAAAGTACGACGAACTTGAGAAGACCCTTGAATCCACTGACGAGATCCTAGAAGAACATGAGGACTACGGTCCCGAGGACATCATCCTAGTGGGAGACAGAGAGTTCACCAAAAAGCAGATTCGGAAAGCCAACCGCAATGCTAGAGAGGCACTGACCAAGTACATCCCCGCTCAACAACAGCATCTGATTCAGATCGCTCAGTATGACCAGATGGCCAAGCAGTACTCCGAAGCGGCTAAGAGCGAAGTACCAGAGATCCAAGACGAAGAGTCCGAGATCGGGAAAAGCTACAAAGCATTGGTGTCTGACCCACTCGTCGACAAACTAAAGTCACAAGTCCCAGAGATTGGTTTCCAAATTGAATACATCCTAGCTCATGCGGCTCGGTCTATTTACGGAGGAAAGAAGATTAAAGCCCAACCAGCGGTGGGAAATAAGTTGAAGGTGAGTCCATCCTCAACCCCATTTGGTGCTGGAGCAGCTAAGTCTTCCACCCCCAAGAGTGCCAAGGTCGTAGACGCATACAGCCGTTTTGAAAAGAGCGGGAGCGCAGATGAATGGATTGCTGCCAGAATCGCTAAATTCAAATAACTCTTAGAAATCTAAAACTATGCCTATTAGTAACACCTATCAACCCAGCGCACCTGCCGCCAAGACTGGCAAAGGTTCCGCTATCTCGAACCGCGAGGATCTCAGCAACGAACTTGCTATCCTCGCTCCAGAAGAAACCCCGCTCCTTTCGCTCGCATCGAAGGGTAAGGCTTCCTCGACCTACACTGAGTGGACCGTCGATAGCCTTTCCGCTCCTGTGACGACTGGTGTTTCGGAAGGTTCCGATGTGACTTCGTTCAGCGACAAGTTTGCTGACCGCGCTCGCCTTGGTAACTACATCCAACTCATGCGCCGCGACTACCTCGTGTCGAACTTGCAACAAGCTGTGACGAGCGTTGGTCCTGCCAACATCGCCCAAGCTGAAGCCAAGTCGATGCGTGAGATCAAGCGTGATATCGAGGCTACCATTGCTTCCAACAACGAAATGTCGGTTGAGAACGGTGCTGGCACTCCATACTCAATGCGCGGTCTTGGAAAGTGGATTCAATCGTCGGCCCAAGCCACGAACGCTGTTCCTGATGACTATCGTACGCCTTCTGGTTCGATCCTCAGCGCAGCTCCTACGGAAACCACCTTCAACGATGTCGTTGGTTCTATCTTCTCCCGCAATGGCGAGATGAACAGCCTCACGCTCGTTGCTAACGTTGCTCTCCGCAAGGTTGTGAGCGGCTTCACCCGTGCGACTACCGCAGCTAGCAGCCAGACCTACCACGTCAATCAGGACGCGACCAGCAAGCAAATCACATTTGCTGTCAACCTCTACGACTCTGACTTTGGTATCGTGAAGATCGTCAACGGCAACCCAAGCTGCATGACCGCTTCGACTGGCCTCGGCTATGTCATCAACCCGAAATACCTCGGCTTCAACACCCTCATCCCGATGGGCGCAACTCGCCTTGAGAACCAAGGTGGTGGCGAGCGTGGCTACATCGACGTTGCTGGTACTCTGGTTGTCAAGCATCCACAAGCCCACGGTAAGATCGCTTATTCCTAATCTAATCCAAACAACTAACTAGAAAGACATAAGAATATGCCTCAACTTATTAACCAAGAATCGCGTGGGTTCACCCACTACTTCCGCCTCAATGCAGCAGATCTTGTTGCAGCTGGAACGTCAGCCAAAACTGTCGGTGTAGTTCCTCGCGGTGGTATCGTTACCAATGCTTCTGTAACTGTCCTCACGGCTATTGCAGGTGCATCTGATATCACCATCACGCTTGGTGTTACTGGAACTGCTGCTGGACTTGTAGCATCGACTGACCTTGATGCTCTTGTCGCAACAGCTTATAACACTGGTTCGCTAGTCGATACCGAGCCGGGTTACATCAATAACACCACATCGCCAGTAAACATTATCGCCACTCTTGGCGGTGCTGTTTCTAGCATCACAGCTGGTGACATCGTTATTGGTCTTACCATCCTTGACCCATTTGGTCTTGGATCGAATGCCTAAACCCTAATTGGGGTGGGAGGACTTAAAACACCCTCCCGCCCCTTTTCTCTTACCAATGATCTGCGAAGACGCGCTAACTGACGCACTCGTAAAGGAGCTTTGCTCTGGACGTGCGCTAAAGGAGGCACTAGAAAACAAACGAGAGATAGCCGCTGCTGCCGAGGCGCGTGCTATGAAGGAATCAAAGTCATCTTTGGGAAACGCAATCGGTGCTATCCCACAATATGAGTACTTTACAATCGGCAACAAATATGGCATGGAGTGTTGGGACGATAGAGAGTTCGTCCGAGACTTCTTCAAATCACAATCACACTTGAGAGCAGGACACATCTGATGCAGACAAAGACCTACACCGAGCTATTTGCGCTGATTCAAGCCCTCTGCGGTGTGGTGTTTGCATCCATTGAGACTCCCCGCATCAAGGCACTTATCAATCGCCGCGCATTGCGTGCGTATCGTGCTACTAACTATTGGCCTCGCTTCCTAAAGATTGGCGAGGAACGCAGATTGTCTGGTGACTCTGCCGCCGCTACGACCACTGTGTCTGGCTCATCTTACTTTATCGCTACTGTTGGTGATACCGACTTCACCGCAATCGGTGCTAGTAGCAACACGGTTGGCGTTTACTTCACCGCTACTGGTGCTGGTTCTGGCACTGGAACCGTATTCCCAGCGTTAGGCTACCTCCCATACACGCAGACTGGCTTGTCCAGCGTTGACACCTTCCTACGCGCCCACAAGCAAGCCCCATATGTCACTGCGTCCGTGCAGGAGTACGACATCATGGTGACCGCTAATGGTGCTACGCTTGTCGTTGGCGACCTTAACCCAGCCACTGCGTTCTTGACCTACAAGGCACAGCTTACCGACACCTACGGAGATGGTGCTGGCGAGACATCGGCTATCCCTGCCGAGTGGTATCAGTACCTCGCTCACGGCACATACGCCGACTACCTCCGTGCTGAAGGGCAGCAGGAGAAGGCAGCACTTGCCGACCAAGAGGCTGAAGGACTGCTCCAAGACGAACTTATCCGCATCGACGAGCAGCATACCTTGCAGATGGTTGCCAACCGCATCTTTACTAACGCTAACATGCAAATGCGCTACTGATGAAATACGCTCTTGGAAACATGCTGAATGGTGCGGGTGGGCTTAACGCTGACCAACTTGCCCTCGACCTGCAATTTGCTGCGGACAAGACGCTGACTGCGCGGAAAGGGCCGACACCTGTGCTGACGCGAGGGAGCACTGGCACATTCGTTGGTAGCAATGGGTTGATCCAGACGGCAGCGTCAGGAGCAGCCCGCTTCGACCACGATCCGGTCACACTCGCGTGCAAGGGTCTGCTGATCGAGGAGGGGCGGACGAATTTGTTGACTCGTTCAGAAGGATTAGATGCAAATCCTTGGTTTCCAATCAATACTACCACCATCACATCCAATAATGCCACCGCCCCAGATGGCGCAACAACGGCAGAGAGGTTCACGGTTGGAGGTACTACGCAATCATATGGAGTTTTTAGTAGTGCATCTTCTTGGACATCTGGAGTTACTTACACCACTAGTTTCTTTTGTAAAGCCGACCAAGTAACCAGAGTCCGAATTGCTACAGGAAATCCAGCAACGCATCCAATAAGTGTTATTTTTGATCTTACTGGTTCTGGATCTATTATAGGCACTCCAACTGGCACAGCATCCATTGAACGATACGCTAATGGTTGGTATAGGTGTGCGGTTACTGCGACAAGCACAGCAACAGGTCTTACATCACTTCGCCTGACTGCCGTGACTGGAACTACTGACAACTATCCGGGCAATAGCGTTGATTCGTTTTTGGCTTGGGGGGCGCAGAATGAGGTTGGCTCCTTCGCGACCTCTTACATCCCGACGACGACGAGCGCACTAGCACGCAGCGCGGATGTGTGTAGTATCACGGGGGCGAACTTTACTGGGATGTTCAATAGTTCAGATGGAACATTATTTAGCCAAAGTATTCTTTCTGATCTTGTGGGATTAAATCGAGGCATTGTCAACATTCGCGGAGGAGCTACACAATTTATTCGGAGTATTTACAGCAATACCCTTTTTAGATCACAAGCAAGAGCGAACGATGCTGAAACAACTTTATCGACTGCTACTGGCTTAGTGTTTACTGCGTTTAAAATGGCTATAGCCTATTCTGGAAACGATTTCGCTTCATCAATCAATGGTGCGTCTCCATCTTTAGTAACCAGAACACTTCCAACTGGGTTGAGCGAACTTAGGGTGGGATCTTTAGATACATCTAATCAACTCAACGGAACAATATCCTCACTCCGCTACTACAAGAAACGACTCCCGAACGAAAAGCTCCAAGCCCTCACCGCATGATCGACTATATCTTATGCTTCCCCAGCAAATCCGCAGCCGAGCAATTCGGTATTGCGTCTGGATTCGCGTCCGATGTCGATGGCGAGGTGCAGTCCAACCTTGCCTCACACGAACACGCTATGTGCGTGGTGGGCGACTACAACGGCGCATGGTGGGTACTTTTCCGCGATCTCGTAGGCATCCCGATTCCAGATGGTGGCGAGCAATTCATCTACTGGGCTAGCGACTTCACCGTGGACGACGAGGACGGCAACCCTGTCCCAGTCCCAAGACCAATCTCCGATGATGTCCCCAACATTTGGTGGGCATAACTTAACACGAAAACATATATGAAAACTACCGCACTTGGCGTTTTAACCATCGTCGCTACGCTTTCCAGCGTTGGCATCCAACTCCTCAAGGGTGGTTCTCCCGACCTTGTAGGCGCATTCGCCGCAGTAACCGCAGGCATCGGCCTAATTAAAGCTCGCGACAACAAATGACCACGGAGACTGGAAGGGACTTCCTGCATGGCGTAGCAGGCACGGTAGCCCCCGCACTGGGGGTTGTGACATCGTTCCAAGAGCAGTTAGAGTGGGGACTCCGTATGACCTCGCTGACGATTGGTATCATCGTGGGCTTGATTTCCCTGTATCGTTTGCTTAAAAAGCTTTGAGTAGGTCAAGGTGGGCTTGACCTGTGATGTACAATTCAAGCAATGCAATACCACCAGATTATCGAGCTACAGAAGCGTGTAGGAGCCACTCCAGACGGGTTCTGGGGGGAGAAGTCCATAGCAGCATGCAAAGCGCACCTGCGCGGTCTCATGCCAAAGGACCACCCTTGGCCTGCCACCGACCAAGCTAGCCTCACCAAGTTCTACGGAAGGGCTGGAGATGAGACGCAACTGGTCAACCTAGCTGTCAGCGACCTAGGAGTACGCTATGACGGCAAGGACGTTAAGACCATCCGCTGCCACCACAAGGTAGCTCCAAGCCTACGCAGGGTGCTGGAGGCTATCAGCAAGACTCCGCACCATTGGGTTTTGAAAGAGTATGCTGGCGTGTTTAACAATCGCCCCATGCGCGGTGGTTCTCTGCCTTCCCTGCATGCCCGTGGAGCCGCGATTGACCTTGCTCCAAGTACCAACCAATTCCGTGAATCATGGCCAAAATCAGCCAACATGCCGATTGAAGTCATGGAAGCGTTTGCGAAAGAAGGATGGTGTCCAGCTGGGGCCATGTGGGGTTACGATGCCCAGCATTTCCAAGCCACACGATGAACTTTCCCAAGTCCATAAACATTGGTGGACTCAAGGTGAAACTCACCATTGTCGAAAATCTTGAAGATTTCGGTAGTTTTGATCTTGACCGCATGGTAATTTCTGTCAGGAAAGGCCCAGCCAAAACGATGATTGAGACAATCAGACATGAGATGACACATGCAGCATTCGCCATTGGCGGCATCGCTCATTGTGAAAATTTCAAAGCTGTTGAGGAAGGGGTAACCCGCTGTCAGGACCATTTATTTTGGCCAGCTTGGGAGCTATTTCAAGGAAGGTTGTCTAAACTTAATTAAAAACACCAATGGATGTTAATCATGAAAACGCATGGAAGTGGAGGCGTTGGGATGTTCGATCCGATGGGAAAGTGTTTTGGGCCTATGAGAAGTCATGTTTAAATGGTGAGCATTGGATTGAATGGGAAAAGGCATTGAATTTAAACAAAGCGTCAGCGTTAAATGGAACTCGCAGGAGAAAGCTGAATCCCCAAAAATTCAAAGAAGCTAATAGGGACTGGCACAGGAGAAATAAAGAAAAGATCAACCAAGATAGGTGCGTTTTTTCAATCCCATCGGAAGAAAGAAAAAAAATACGAAATAAAATTTATCAAAAATCTAGATACAATTCAGACCCATTGTTCGCAATGATGGGAAGATTGAGGGCTAGAGTTAGGGATTTTTTAAAGAATAATGATTATACTAGGTCATCTACGACTGAGGACATAATTGGGTGTGGAAGTGAAGAATTAAAGATTCACATCGAGTCTAAGTTTGTGGATGGGATGTCGTGGAATAATCGCAGCCTGTGGCACATTGACCACATTATTCCGCTTGCGTCAGCAAAATCATTAGATAAAGTGATTAAGTTATGTCACTACACAAATCTTCAGCCTTTATGGGCTAAAGACAACCTTTCAAAGGGTTGTAAGCTACAACAACAACCAAAGAAACAATGACATACAAGAAGTTCCTCGTCGCTGCCGATAATCACGGTAGCCTAGTCTCGGAAGAGGCTAAAAAGAAGATCCTTAACTTCGCTAAAACATGGAAGCCCGACTACCGGGTGCATCTAGGCGACTTGTGGGACTTCTCACCGCTCCGCAGAGGCGCAAGCCTAGAGGAGAAGGCAGACGGCATCTCTGATGACTACCGCATGGGCATCGAGTTCCTAGATGAGTTCAAGCCAAACTATCTCACGCTGGGTAATCACGACGACCGCATCTGGATGAACTCCACCAAGTGTGCTGACGGGATGCTGCGTGAGCATTGCGCTAAACTAGCTCAAGCCTCCGAGGATGAGTTCCGTAAACGCAAGATCCAATGGGTTCCTTATCATGTGAATAAATACCTCCGTCTTCCAGAAGGTGGACCAAAATTGATACATGGATTCCGTGCCACGATGTACCCCGCAAAGTCACACTACGAAAACTGGGGTGCTTGCATTCATGGTCATGTCCACAAGCCCGATGTTTATGTTGCTAGGCATATCGACGGGGAGGCGAGTTTCTCTGTGGGTTGCCTCGCTGACATCGACCAGTTGACCTACGCCGACCGCACGCCAGCTAAACTAGCGTGGCGCAATGGCTTCCTGTACGGATTGATCAACACCAAGACAGGCGCGTGGCAAGCATGGAATGTAGTCAAGGAAGGCGACGACTGGATTTCTCCAATGGGAATTCTCTAACAACCAACAACCAACCAAAACAATGAGAACAAAAGCACAAGTAGCCTTAACGGCATTAGAACAAGCCCTCAAGATCACGGGGGTGCAATCTCCCAAACGCGACGACGAGTTTTCAGCAGCAGAGTACGCTGATAAAGCGGAGATGCACATAGAGTCAGCTAGGAGGTTGCTGAATCGCCATGTCAAGGATGGCAAGCTGAACTTCCGCAAAACACCCAAGGGACACTTCTACTCGATTGCCTAGAATGTATGTCATTTGAGCAAATCATTGTCCTAACTGCTATGTTGTTGTACACTGCGGCTGGGACAAGTTATGCGCTGAAGGGTGATGCTCCTTGGGCGTTGGTGTACTTATCCTACGCTGCCGCCAATGCAGGGCTAATATGGTCCGAGAGCAATAGGTGAAACCCCGCCCAGCCATTCGATATAGAGCTGGAACTTTCCTGCTCGGCTGGGCGGAGCTAAAGGCTGTGCCTTCCACCTCCAGAGTGCTGGATTGGCTAGATGCTACCTTGTTTTCGGTAGCTTGTCCAGTTGAAATGCAAGCCGCACCCGTTCTCACGGATTCGATCTAGAACCGCTGGTGATAGCGTAGAGGCTAGCTTCTCACGGGTGTAATTCGTAATGAGGATCGTCGGCCTTTCGTGGGCGTATCGTGCGTCGATGATAGTCGTGATCTTCTTGTTCTCGAAGTCAGTCTCGCCGCGCTCTTGGAACTCATCGATGACCAGGAGTCCAGCATCGGTGTACTTCCTCACCACCTGCATCTCGGAGAACTCGGAGTCTTGGCGGAAGGTGTCCCGAATCTCAAGGAAAAGTCCAACAGCTGTTGTGTAAATAGCGGGTCTCTCCTTCTTACCAGCGTTCCAGCCAAGACCACCTGTTGCGTAATGCGAGTCCTGCGGTACAGCCTTGCGTGCAATCTCCCACGCCATGCGGGTCTTGCCCGTGCCATGCGCCCCGTACATCACCACAATACCCCCAGAATCGACTGTAGCGAGTCCTTGGCGGTAATGTGCCATCCACTCGTCACCAACGGCAGGAGTGGCATTCTCGTATCGTTTTGGGAAGCCCTTGAGGATCATGCGTTCATCACCCCCAAAAGATCCTTAAGATTCTTTACCTCGTATTTCTTCGAGAAAATCTCAGCAGTTAGCCCTCTTTTCCCCATCTCGTTATCGTGGATGTACCATGAGATCCAGTCATGCGGGTCAATGATCGACAAGATGTCGTCGAATCCGCGCCATATCCTGTCATAGAGCGGCCCGTCAATGTCTAGGCATCCAGCTCGCAGCGCATTGGTACACGCCATTTCTAGGTTCTCGTATGCTATGATGATCGTCTCAAGTTGTTCTTCGGTTAGTTTCATTTGAAGTGTTTATCTAGGATTGAGGTCACGCTGTATCCGCGCTCCCTGTGGTGAATCTTGCTGTAGTCTACTGGTATTGTCGGCTCGATGCGCTCGGATTCCTCGGTTCTCACTAGCCTTTCTAGTGCCTTGGAGATCGTGGTTCCCTCACGCTTCGATAGCCTCTGTATCCGCTGGTAGGTTTCGTATGTCAATCTGAATGTGGCGGTAATTCTCTGCTCCCAGGGCTTACTCCTTGGTCTTCCTGCGCACAATCTGAATCCATCGTCTTTGGTTTGCTTTGGCATTGTTCGTTCTTTCTAAATATATCGTTGTAGTTGCTTCCGTAGATTGTTGGATCTACCGGCCTTGGTGCTGATCCTTTTCCTGCTCCGCTCATAGGTCGATGTCGGTGAATTGTTTCAGTTGTCGTTCGATGCGATCCATCCTAGTGGTCATGCTGGCGATAGCGGACTCCACCTGTGCGTCGAGGTCTAGTGCTTGCGCTCTCCACCTTTCGGCTTCCTTGCGCCACCATTCCATCTTGGCGATGGCATCGTTCTTCTCTTCGATTATCTTGTCTATTGCTGTATCTATTGCATTCATGGTTGTTGTTGTTTTAGTTGTTCATTTTCAGCTTTAAGTGTTCGGCACACGCTTGACAGGCGGTAGACCTCATGCACAGATTCTAGCCTGCGGTAGAGGTTCTCGTTTTCGTGGGTAAGTTCTTTGACCTGTTCCCGTACCTCGTCCCGCTCGCGCTCAAGACGCTCCACCTTACCACGCAAGTCGCATTCACGCTCGGCGGACATGCCAAGCAGTCTGGCTTGTTCTTCCAGTTCCGCTTTCCAGCCATCCCGCTCTTTCCTCACATCATTGAGTTGCTGTTCTTGAAGTTGGAAAAGCCCACGGCGAAATTCCAAATCGGATTGCAGCTCGTCACGCTCGCTTTCAAGACGGCGGGCAAGCGTTCGCATTTCGGAATAGCATTTTTCCGTCGAGGCTAATTGCTCATAGGTAAGTGATCTAACAAGTTCGTCTGTTTCTGGTGTATTGTTCATGGTATTATTGCCAGTAGTCGTCGCCACTTGCCTTGTAGATGATATAGCCAAGCAAGGCAACCATTCCAATCATCACGAGGATGACGACGACCACTGGGGTTAAGTTCATAATCATGCAGCTTTAGTCATTCGATAGCGAGCAAAGGTCTTGCCATTCTGCTTTGCCATCTCGGTGACAATCGGGAATCCCGCCTTACGCAGTTCCTCGATCCTTGCTGACAACCTCATGCAGCCCCATTTCTCAAGGGCTTGAAGAGGAGTGATTCCATAGCCGCGCATGAGCCATGACTCAAGTCTGTGTGTGATGCTCTTTTTCATAGCTCGTATGCGTCAACTTCTTCTTCTTTCGGGGTGGTGAAATAGAACTTCTCGTTGAGTTCTAACATGACAGCATCGTAGACCGCTTCTTGAATCTGATCCAAGGTTGGGTCATCTGTATGCTTGAATGCTCTCTGTGTTCCTCGGCGGCAACCTGTTTCTAGGCACTCGCTGATGATTGCGTAGTAGTTTGGTGTCATTGTTTCGTTTCTTGTTTTTTGGTTTCTCCGTATACTAGTTTATGCTCGCACCTACGAACATCCCCTAGTAACTGAAAGAATTCTGTCGCAAATTCCTCGGAGGTCAATGCGGAAAGTTGTTTTTGGAGGCATTTCTTGCACTCGCGGCCACCACGGGCTGTTTCTGGACACCCTGCGTTGAAGCACCCAGAGTATGTTGTGGGCCAGAATGGATGCTGATACCAGATATCCGAAACTAGGTTAGCGATCTTGTCTTCTTTCATTGTTTCGTTCCGTAGGTTGCGATAAGTAATGCGTCCGCTGTGGCGTGGGTAATCTTGCGGTCTGGAAATAGCTCTTGTGCCTTACGCTTGGAGACATTCTTGTCGCCCTTCGTCATGCATCCAAGTGCCTTCTGCCAGACTTGTGGGCGCACCCGCTCGAAGGGTATTCCTGCGGCTGTGAGTGCCATCTCAAGGTTTCCGTAGCCTCGACCAAAACTGAAACTTGAGACCACACCCATTTGCGGACTGGAGGAGACAGCCTCGATGTAGGCCTTGTATTTCCTGCCATCCAGCGATGACCGAGGATGATTCGTGATGTCGCGGATAAGCTCCCAAAGATCCTGTAGCGTGTCTGGCATCTTCTCGACGCATGCCTTGCCGTCAGATGTTATCCACGCGATTCCTCCGTTGGCTCCAGGATCTACCCCGATGATGGTTTCGTATTTCATATTGATAGCGCTGATTGGGTTTCGATTGCTGATGATATTTCGTATCTCATGCTTTCCCCTTTTGGGTATGGTTCCTGATCGTATTTCAGTGCCGTTCTCATTTCTGCCCTTTGTTTCTTGCTTCCGTGGAGATAAACATACCTGTGCTTTCTCGATCTCTCTTCTAGATAGAAATCATCACCGTATGTATCCCTCATCCATTGCGCCCTGTTTTTTACGCCACGGCTCTTGTCTGCTATTGTTGCTCCATGAAGATGTTCCATTCCCCTTACCTTCCAGTCCGTCCTCTTTGCACTCAATCCAGTGTAGATAAAGTTTGTGGCTTGATAGACATAGCCGATATGTCCTTGGGCGGTGTCGGCGTAGCTTACAACTATAGAAGGAGATGGCAGCATCCTGATTGACCTTCCGACCAGAAGGCTTGCCATATTTTTCTCATTGGTGCAGCACAATCTATTTAGCTCAAGCACCATGCTTGACCATTCTTTCCCAGCTATTCCATCTCGGAGTGGAGCTGATGATGGTATTCCGAATGTCACGACTCCAATCATCAGGCTGCCTTTGAATGCCCCAAACGCAAAGGATATTGGACACATCCTTTTGGCATAGTGCCTTGAAAGCAACCAAGGGGCGGCTTCGTTAGCGGTTATACTTATGACATTTACTCCATCCACAGCTTAAGTTTTAGCTTCTTCGCTAGTCCTATGACAGCATCCACCTCGTTCTCGTCCGAGTTATTGAATCGTGTCTCCGACTTGAATGCCACCCATTTCCCATCCTCGCGGCGAATAGTCTTAATGTTCTTCTTGAGCATCCACTTTAGGCGCGGTGATAGTTCTTCTGGTAGGTCTGGGAATAGTCCGCTCATCGTGGTTCTGCTAGGATTAGTTCCGACTTGTGACGCGCCACCTCGTAGCCCTTGCCAGTGTCGATGATGACGGCATCACAGCCTTCCATGTCACGCAGGACATTCTTCATCCATTGCATTTCGTGTTCAAACTCTTGTCGGTATGGTGTGGTAAGTGAGAGATACCCGTTATTCAAGGCATCCATTGGTGTTAGTATTTCAAATTGCATTGTTGTGTTTTGGAAAATGGTTGCCCTGCGATAAACCCACGGGCCATGGGACATGAACTTCCGTTATCGCTCGGATGATTGGTCTAGATCAAAAGGGGATGGCTCCGTCTTCATCATCATCCCACTTGTCGGGCTGAAGCGTCTGTTTGATAAAGCTGGGCTTCTGCGCCTCCCAGTCAACGATCTTGCAGTTTCCAAGGATCGGGCCTTTTTCTCCAGCCGCTTTGCGCTCCTTGCTTATCTTCTGGACGACGAATCCATCATACCCATACTGATCTTTCTCCTCGCGGATTAGGACGCTGATGTTAAGATACTTCTTCCCGTTCTTCGGGGATTCATACAGGGCGGTCTTGTCGATCTTGGTTGTGTCCAAGCTAATGTCTATTGTTTGTTTCATATGTATTTCGGTGTTTCAATAATTGCGATTCCTTCAACAGCTTTCGGCCATGTGTCGGTTGCAACACAGGTTTGCCATTTCGCTATGGCATTCATGTATCCTGCCCGACCAATGTCAATTAAATTTTCGGACAATTCCACCCACGCCGTTTCGTGTGGATGGTCGGTTTCGAGGAAGCAGAAGACGAATCTTGTGCGCTTCTCTCCGCTTGCGGCATTCCATAGGTCGAGGTACAAGGCGGATTGCCAGTGCATCCCTCGGTTCACGATGTTCCTCTGGAGGTTGTCCAGGCTGTCGATGCTGGCGGTAGTCTTGAGGTCGATAAGGCAATCCAGACCAGTCGGCACGATGTCAATCATGCCCTTGACCTCGGTTTCCCCAATCTTTCCGAAGACTGCGACTTCGGTTTGCATGTTTTTGTAAGAACCAAAGTGCTGGGCGTAGTCCTCATGGAATGCCTCGGCGGCGTATCTTGATATTATTTCATCCTCCTCCGTGACTACGATCTTCCCAGCCTCGCGCTGTAAATCCCTCCATTCCCGCGCCTCCTTGGTTCGGTAGTCCACATAGGGGCTGACCGCTACAAGCGATTCTAGGGGCTTTTCTGGCTCAAGAACGGCATAATGGATGAGCGTGCCTAGTTCCATCGCCTTGGAAGACTCCTTATTCCGCCCGTGAAGCCACTTGTAGGGGCTTTTGTGGAAGTCAAAGAGCAGGGATTTGCTCACCGGCCCGCCCCTTGGATTGAGGCGGGTTGCTGTGCGGCTGTAGTAGTCTTGGCAGTTTGTTTCGATTTTCATCGGATGAAGTGTCGGATTGTTTCGATTGTTTTGTGAAGCCAGCCAGCATTTGGGGCGGCGTTGCGTCCGAGTGCTTGGATGAGTGCCAAGGTTAGCTCCGCATCCCGCCCGATTACTCGGACGGGTGTGCTGAATGGTGTGTGGGTGACTCTCATGGCTCAACCTCCTCTCGTACTTCAAGCATGGCATCTGCCACCAGATACGCGTATTTCACTGCCGTTCGAGCGACTCGAAATTCGCATATTGCCCCAGAGAGGGCTTGGCATGCGAACCAGTCGCGCAGAGACACCCCATCAAATGCCCCAGGACTCGGAAATGCTGGGCCTCCTTCCCATATTTTATTGCTCATGGTTGTGCCTCCTTGGCCATTGCTTCAAATGCGTCCGCGATCTTCTCGGCGTGTGCTTTGACATTGCTTTTGGGTTTAGCCTCGGGCTTGGGTTCCTCGACGATAACCTCAACATCCTGCACGACGACCTCGGGTTCTTCTGGTTCGGGTTCCGCCACGAATGGGTTTACTTTGGCGGGTGTTACATTGCGCGGAGGCTCGGCAAAGTCTCGCACCTCGTCTTGCGTATACATGCCCAGAGACATATCCGAAGCATAAGCACGACTCCAGAACGAAGCGGCGCGGTATCGGAGCATCTGACCAGGCATGGTAAGCCATTTGCTCCCGTTCTTTGTGCTCCAGCCTTCTTTCTTTGCCATCTCTAGCGTGATGCGCTCGCCTTTTAGCTCTTCGCCTGTTGCCATATCACGGGCCACGGCATAGCACCAAGTCGGGGCTTCGTCGCTGTCAAACACGAAACGCAGAGGGCTGAACTTGCCGCTTGCGTTGATCATGCCAATAAGCGCAGTCGCTGACCATGATGGACGCCCGTGGATGATCGCCAAGTTTTGGCAGACCATGAGCGGGTCAAGCCTTGTGCGCTTTGCCACATTGAGAGCAATCGCGCAGTTTGCCACATTGCCGGCAAAGTCCTTGGGGACTAGCGTTGACTTGCTCAACATCATTGCTTGTCTCTGGACTAGCTCAAACGCCTGTGTTTCAGCCGCTACTTGTGCGAGAATGCCCGAGGTTTGCGGTTCCTGTGCCGCAATCACTTCTTGTTTTTGTGTGTCGTTGTTTTCCATTTCGTTTTTGGGGTTAGGGTTAGACATAGAGGTTCAATTCGATTCGGCAAACCGAAATATCGGAGGGTTTGGTTATTGGTTCGGATTCATCACGCCGATCATCGTTGAACAATCGTGCGATCATCCTCGCCGCTCCATTGAATGTGGGCTTGGGGGCTGATCTCTTACGAATAAACGAGTAAGTCGCTTCGTATGCTTGTCCGTTTCTGCAATAATGCAATGCTGTTATGTTTAGTAGTTGTTTCATCGTTGTTTTGGGGTTGGGTTGTGGTTATTCTGGTTTGTTTTCCATTCTTTCCAAGCAAAAATGTGAGTTTATGCAATTTTTTCTAGGGGTTCGGGTTCTAATCCCGTCGAATTCGATGGGTTTGAATGCTGGCATTGGGCGGCGATTCCCGCGACAATCCGCGCAAAGTTGGGATCTAGCTCGGCTCGGTTCAGCACGCGCTCACGGGCATACATCGCGGTGTTATGGCAAGTTCTGTTGACTCGGTTCGTGGCGTCTTGGAATGCGTGGTGATCGCTCCAAAGTGCCATGACCACTTGCCGCGCCAAGGCCATCGTTTTATGCCTTGTTGGGCCTAAAATGCCCTCCTCGGTCACGTCAAAAGCCCGTGCCGTCTCCGTGAGTAACTTGTCGAAATTGGCGATCATAGGCTAGTCCCTCCGTTTACAAGCCACAAGAGCAGGACGATAATAAGAAGCCAGACACAGCCCCAAAGTGACTCTTCTTCGTGCGGTGAATAGCTCATGCGGCCCTTTCCTTTCTGCGATTTGAGCGTAAGAGCTTTGCGAACTCTCGGCGTTCGATTTGGATTCCATTGCACCCGATCATCAAGATGCAATGCTTCATAGCAAAGCCCTTGTCGGTGATGATGTTGACGCGCTCATTATAAAAGGGACTTTCCAATATATACGAGCGGCTTCGATTATCTAGTCGTTTTGATGTTATTTTCATTCTGTTTCGTTTTCGGTTCGTGTTTCGTTTGTTTCTGTTTCCCAGGCGTGAGGTTCGTCCCAGCATGGTTCATCTTCGGCATCTGTCCCGCAGACATAGCAGGACGGGTTGCCATGCCATGATCCGCATCGGGAACATTGAAAGTCGGCGGTTGTCATGCTTCATTCTTTCCATTTCTTATGATTTCCATCTTCCATCCGTGCAGATTGGCTGTCTTGTCCATCGCTCGGTTTAGCTCACGGGCAATCGTCTTCGGCGTGATATGTGATCCGTCCAAGTCCCACCTATCGAGCGGGCGAAAGCGGTTTTCGGTGCAGTCCCAGAGCATGGGGCCAAGTTTAATTTGGTATGTCATGGCTCAGCCTTTCCTTTTGTGTTTAGTGTCGGTAGATAGTCAGATGGCCGCGCAAGGCGGTATCTTTTAAGGTTCACCCTCCGCGCCATCTTGTCGGACAATTCGGCAACCGCTTTCCCCGTTAAGGTGTCAATCACGACAAAGGTGTTTTCGCTCATGGCTCAGCCCTCCCTTCCGCCTTGGCGATCGCCAAAAGAAGATCGTTCCTTGTTCCAGATATAAAGTCGGCGTTGTAGTCAATCCCGCCTGCTTCTTCGTGCTCCTTCCCAAGCAGGAAAAGCATCGCCTCGGCATCTTTCAAGGCCGCCAGCAGTTCAGGCGCGGTGGCGATAAGTCGGGCGTTTGCCCACATTTCCTCCACATCATGGACATGAGGCCAGCCGGAATCCTTCGACTGGTGTTGGACTTGTGCGATGATCTTGTCACCTTGCCCAATGTGGGTGTGGGTGAATTCCCATCTCTCCCCATCGTCATCAGTGATTGTCATGGTTGGCGTGTTTACATATCCACGATGGATGCACCACGGGCCGCTTGTGTGTGTGTGTATCGTTGTCATGTTTTCGTTTTGTTTAGTCTCATCAGTGCGGGGCTGACCCGCAGACGGCTCCCGCCGTTTCGACTTGTTAGCCTCTCACGAATACATGCTCGCCACTTGGCAGTACTCCATGAGAGAAATCGGAGAGCTTGCCCCAGCCTTCGGCCTTGTCCCCGTAAAATTTGCGGTCTTGATCGACCAGGTGGTCGAGGTAAAGGCTCACGCATGAGGCGTAGACTTCCCCGCCGCTCAGCTCGTGAGGGTAAGGGTAGGATTTCCGCCCCCGTTGGCTTTTGACTTGAATTACGGAACCGCGTCTTTCAGTCGCTCCAATGTATTTCGCGGTGATTGAGGCGAGCGGCATTGCATTTTTAGTTTTCATGTATCGTTGTTATTTTTAAGGTTATTTCGCCCTGCTTCGCGGGTCGCGCCTGTCTTGTGGATGGCTTGCCAATAAGTTAGGGGCAAGCAAGGAAAAAGAATGGAAACTTTAGAGTCCCGCCGCACGCTTGAAAAGTTCAAGGTCGGATGGCCCGCATGCCCCGCCACAAATGGCAATGGCAATGACCAGGCAAGCCACAAGGACAACGGCAAGGAATAGGTCACGGATAGTCATGCGTCCCCCTTTCCACTTGCCGCTTTCAAGTTAGCAATGGCTGCGACCTTATCCAAACCCCAAACCGGAGCGGATGTCTTGCGGATGCCGTTATGATAGTAAGCAATGAATCCATCCCTCGTGAAGCCTGACGGATGCCCTGACTTTATCAGGACTGGCTCCGTCATGATCTTATCAGGTAAGCCACTCATAAAGTTGAATGTTTCGACTAGTTTCGTTTTCGTTGTCATGGTTTGGTTTGGTTTGGTTTAAGCGATGCCGTGCAAATTACGCTTTGCCCTTGTCGCTTGTGATTTCCATCCGGCACGAATGCCGTGCCATGCCGTAGGATTTTCTTTCAGCATCTTTTCAGCGTGTGCTATTTCCGCTTTTAGTGTCGCTTTGTTCTTTTTTGTTTTCATCGTTGTGTTTGGTTTGGATTATTGGTTTTCAAGGTTGCAAACTGCGACCATGCCTTGAAAGATTTGAACCTTAAGCATTTCGACTTCATTTTGATACTCGTATTCGCTCATATCTGATTCCAGATATTTGCGGTCGAGCCTATCAATCGCGCGTTCATATTTGCGCTCAAGGTAGGATTCAAGGTCACTCGCGATTTGTTGTGTTGTCATGGTGTGGATTATTTGGATTTGGTGATCGCGACAAGGGAAAGGAACCTCTCACGAGTGGCTTGTGGTGTGCCTTGTGGGTGAGCCGCCCAAATTGAGTGAGCCATAGCCTTTACGAAACGCGAAGGTTTATCGCCCCCGCATTTAACCCATTGACCGCATTGAAGCTTCAATTGTCCGCGAAGGATCGCCTCTTGTATTCCAGACTCCCAAAGATTGATTGTTGGTAGATATTTCATTTTGTATCGTTGTTTGTTTGGTGTGCCTTGTTTGCTGGCAACGAGATCAATCTAGAATATGGTTTTTAATTTGCCAATAAAATCTTTTATCAGATTGAAAATAAATCGAACATTTAAGCTTGCCAAGTCGCGAAACCACTTATTTCAAGGCATTTCAAGCAATCTCAACACATCAAACAAATCTCACGAAAAACGAGAATTCACACAGAAGCGGGAAACAAAAGCAAAGAACGAGCGGAGAAGCATACAGAAAAGTATCAGAGAAGTATCAGAGAAACATCAGATAACAACCAGATAATCCATTCCATCTAATGAAGGAAAATCCACAACGCGAGGGAATCGATGGCTTAAGCAATTGATCACTTTAATCATGCCAGTGCGCACATCACGCTATGGCGCGATGGCTTACTGATGGGGATTACGCTTGAAGCGTATTATAGTGATGCACCAAAAAGTGTCAAGTTTTTCGTATTTGCCAATAAATTCCAAGCACTAGGCAATGCCACAAGATACAGCCCGAACATGGCGAAACAAGGCATGGAATCCACATGTAGTATGCATCGCGGGAATGTTCCACAGACATCGCGTGGAACACAAGTCGACGCACCATGGCACAGCTGTGAATGTTCCACGGAAATGTTCCACAGAGCCGGCAATACATTAGCGCCTAGCTAATCATTAGTAGCCTGGTCATGTATCACCGCCCCCATCGAATGATTCAAACGATTGTTTAATATTCACGGAGCACGAGACACGCATGGCCACATGAACACGCACGCATGAACACTGCACGCATGAACAGCACCGGGGGGGCGGGGGTCGCGACCGGCGATGATCGTAACACTGCCATCCATAAACAAGCCAGACAAAAAATGCCTAAATGGGGCAAGCGTGGTTTAGCCGTCCCCACAAAAAATGGCTAACTGGGCGACCTACTATCGGAGAATTGTTGTGGATTTCCGCGTTAGTGGGTTGCGTTACGAAGTTGTTGACATGGTGCATGATTTATCATAGGTTGCGTTTGAGCCTGTCCGAGTTGGGTGGGTGAAACCTTTATTATTTTATGGCATCACCTGTATCCTGGGATTTACAAGGCCAAGGCGGAGGCACAGTCCTTAACGCTGGCACTACTTACACTGGTCCGATTCGTTGGGTTCAAGTTGTGACTGATACTGTACTGTCTGCTCTTACTAGCCCTACTGGTGCGATTGCGAATCCTACTCGATTGGTTGGACCTACGCTTGCTGGTGGTCTTGGTATTGGTGGTAAGTTTAGTTCCATCACGGTTACCTCTGGTGTGGTTATCGTTTACTTCGAGTAATGTCGCAGTATCGGTCTACTGGTGGGCTTGACGACTCGATTGGCGAAGATGTTGATCGTGGATTCTCTGGCGTGAACCAGAGGTTGCAGTTGAACCAGTTGCAGGAGACTGAGGTAAGAGAGTCCTTGAATGGACGCATGGAGGGTTACTGGAGGCCTCGTAAGGGGGTTGTGGAGAAGACCAGTGCGTTGACTGCTGGTGGTACTCCGTTGCAGCTGCCGTTCTATTTGATTGATGTTGCCAAGACAATTACTTCTGCTTCCTACGCCTCTAATGTGGTAACAATTACCATTACTGGTCACGGGTTTGAGGCGGGGTCTAGCGGGTATGCTGTAGTGGCTGGACTAACATTTACTGGCACTGACAATAACGGGCCAAAGGTTCTTACCTATGTTACGGCTAATACTTTGAGCTTTCCCGTAACTAGCGTTACTGGTGTTTCTGGTACTGGCACATTGAGCCAGATGCTGATCAACGACAACGCTAACGCCAATGTCCGAGCGTCATGCTTGTTTAGCGACCCTAATACTGGCAACAAGGAATATGTGATTGTGGCACTGGATACGGTTGCCAAGAAGATTGACCTTGCTACTTATGTCGCCACAGACATCCCGTACCCGATTGGGCAAGCACTAGGTGCTGACACCGAGATGATTCAGGTGTTCGATAAGGTGATGCTTTTCAGAGACGGGCAACAAGCGTTTGAGTGGTATCCTAATGGCAGGCCTATCCTATCTGCATCACAATCTGGTACTACAGTGACAATGAATGTCCGCGAGCATGGACTTGTTGCTGGTGCTAGTGTTACGATTGCTGGACTTACTGGTGGAACTCCAGCTAATGGAACGTTTACCGTGCTAGCTAGTCCAGCCCCAACGCAGGATACCTTTGCCTACACCTTTACGACTAGCCAAACCCAGACCTTTGGCGTTTCTGCTGCCACCATGACTGATGGGTTCACCCTGTCGCCCGGAGGGACTTACACCCAACCACAGACCTTCAACATCCAAGCAAAGGATGTCGATGTTGTTAGCGGCCTTGTTACAGCAACCGTTTCTGGAAATGTTACGGTTAGGTCTGGAGATATTATTGTGATTCGGGAATCAGCAACGCCAGAGCTTTCTGCAATGGTGGGTAATGAGTATTATGTCACAGAGGCCACGACCACGACAATTAAATGGTACGCGCCAGTTGGAAATTACAACACGTCATCCTCTGACAGCTTTGAGTTTGGTGGTAGGTTCAGCGTGGGCGGTGGGTTTATGCACCAACCCGGTGCTCCTTGGGGTGTTTACTTTCAACGCCGCCTGTGGGTTCCTCACTACTACAATTCTTCTGGGCCGTATAATGCGCCAGTCTACACAAGTTCCAAGATTACTGACGAGATTGCGGTTTCTGACATCCTAGACACTACCACATTCGACCAGATCGAAAACCAGTTTCGTGTTAGCGGTGGTACTGCAGACTATGTGGTGGGAATGCATGGGTTCTACGACGATGCTTTGGTTGTGCTTAACCGCAATAGCTTGCATATCATCCAAGGCACACAAGGAAGCCTTCTGGATACCCAAGTTAAGGAGTTGACCTCCGAGGTTGGCTGCTTGGCTCGTAAGTCCGTGGTAATGCGCGGGAATACGATGATGTTCCTGTCCGACGATGGCGTGTATGCGGTGGAGTTCCTCAACGATTACAACCTTCGCGGTGCTGACGAGCCTATTTCTAAGAACATCCAGCCGTATATCGACCGCATTAACAAGAATTTCGCGGCACAAGCTGTGGGAGTGTTGTACGACAACCGCTATTACCTAGCTGTGGCCTTGGATTCTATCCCAGGAGCTAACGATGCGCGTGGAAACAACTCTATTTTGGTGTTTAACTTCCTAAACAAGGGGTGGGAGTCACTAGATACCTATGGAGATTCTCGGTTTTTGATTAAAAACTTCATCATTGGCAGTGCTGGAGTGCGTAATGACATATATGCCGTTACTGGAAATGGTGGTTTGCACCAGATCGACGCTGTTGATAGCTCTGTTGACCGCTTGAATGTGTCGAATGTAGGTTCTTTACTAGTTACTCCAACGATTAACGCATCTTTGACGACCCGTGGGTACGACCTTGGGACGATGGAGCGCAAAAGGTTTACGGATGCTCAGATTGTCATGCAGAACCTTGCTGGTGAGACTGGCGAGTACATGATTTCCTTTGCATCTGAAGACCCAGACAACGCTTCAGAGATTGGAACCACCACTCAGTTCCTTGGTGGACAGGTTCTATCACCAAGTTCACCTAATGAAGCTGAAACTGCTGGCATCAGATGCCGACTTGGTGGTATTCGTGGCTATACAGGAACCATGATCTTGACAAGAACACAGGGTTCCCCCAAGATAAACTCAGTAAAAGTCGCTGGTTCGGTGACAAATAGACAAATCCTATCACAGAAATAACGCTATGGGCGCAGTTGATACAACCTACACATTTACCGCTACTGATACTATCACTAGCGCAAAGATGAATAACATCATCGACCAAACTACGATTACAACCGATGCCATTATTGGAACGACATTGGATGTTGCGTCTGGAAAGCTGAAAATACGTTCTGCTGGTATCACATCTAACGAGATGGGGTCTGCATCTGTAACACAGGCCGCGCTTGCGCCCAATGTCGTCGGTAACGGGCCGGCGTTTATGGCTTATAGTTCTGTTGCAACTAGTGTTACTAATGCAACAAACACAAAAATCACACTGGACGCTGAAGATTACGATACAAACTCTAACTTTGCAAATAGTCGTTTTACCGCAACAGTTGCTGGGTACTATCAAATTACAGGTTCAATTTATGCAAATCCTCCATTATTGACACTAAGAGCTTTGATTTTTAAAAATGGCACAGAATATCGTGGTGGTTCGCATATTGGTGGAGCTAATGGACAATTCCAAATGGATGTTAATGCTTTAGTTTACTTGAACGGAACCACAGATTATGTTGAACTATATGGATACCAAGCATCTGGTGGAACATATAATATAGGTGCTGGTGCATCAACATACATGTGTGGCTTTTTAGCCCGCTCTGCATGAACCAACCGCTAAAGGAAGTAACAGAAATATATGAGCGCGATGGAATTGACTTCAACCAACTTCTCTATTGGCATCTGTGCTTTGGTGTTGTCGTTTCTGACGCTGATAGTTTTGCACTATGCTTCTTTTCACAAGCCGACTCCCCAGAGCAAGCATGTGAAGTTCACCATTCCGATACACTCTTTGTCACCATGCACTCTGGTGACATGCGGAAAGCTCTTAGAAAGTTCCGCGACGACTTTGAATACATCGCCTTCCAGCGTGACTTTAAGAATTCACCTAGGGTGAGGGTGTATAACATGCAACAATTTTACTCAAAACTCAAATAAGATAAGATCATGGGAAAGAAGCCTAAAGCTGTACAAGCACCTCAAGCGGATTACGCTGCTGATATTAGCAAGTTTGTCCAAGCCTATGGGCAGTCCTTGCCTCAAGTTCTTGCATTTGAGAAGCAGTTCCGCCCAGAGTTCCAAGCACTCAACCTTCAAGATATCTCTGGATTCCTAGGTGGCGTTGGTGGGCAACAAGGTCTATTTGGTCTTAGCCGCATGGCATCACAAGAAGCTGGACAGCAACTTGGAGCAGCGCGTGAAGCCGAGCTTGGTCAGATGGCAGGACAAGCACCGCTTACCCGTGGTGTTATGCAAGGTCTTTCGCCAGAACAAGCAGCAGTCGTTAGCGGGTTCGCCTCTGAAGCAGAACGCGCACAAGCAGCAGCACAAGGCGTTAGCCCACAGGAGCGTCGAGCTTACGAGCAACAGGCACGTGAAGGTTTTCAAGCCGCAGGTCGTCTTGGTGGTAATCTTGGTATTGTATCTGAAGCGATGGGCCGCGAGGATGTTCTGGCTCGCAAACGCGCAGAAGCAGCTGCCGCTGGTGGTCGCGCATACGAGGCCGCTCAAGGATTCTATACCAGTCCTGGACTCGCTCTACTTAGCCAGCAACCGCTCGCCTACCAGACTGGGCAAGGTATGCTTGGACTTGGCATGGGTGGCATGAAGCAGGGAACGCCGGGCTTGATCAGCCCAGACATGGGACTTAATCTTGGAGCAGCTGAGAGACAAAATGCGCTTAATGCTAGTGCTGCCACACAACAAGCACGGGCATCGTATAGCTCCGGCTTGTTTGGTGGACTTGGTGGACTGGCTCAAGGTGTTGGTACTGCTGCCGCCGCAGCAATACCATTTATGATGTCTGATAAAAGACTTAAAACAGACATTGAAAAAGTCGGCAAAACCAACGCTGGACTTCCAATCTACACCTACAAGTACAAGGGTGACAATAAGACACAAATGGGCGTTATGGCTCAAGATGTTGAAAAGAAAACACCAAAGGCCGTGAAAGAAGTTGGTGGATTCAAAGCAGTAAATTACGCACTCGTTAAATAATATGGCACTACTAGGATCATCCGTTGACCCACGCCTGTTCATGCAGGACTACTCTGGGTTCACCCGCGCTGCTGAGATTCAAGCTCAGGGAATGCAGAACCTTGGAGCTGCTATCGGGCAAGGAATTAAAGACTTTGGTGAGGCTCGTCAAGAGCGCAAGAAGCTGGATGCTCAAATCAAAGCTGACTCTGCAAGTATTGAGTCTGCCATGAAACTTGGGGACAGTCTGGGAATCGACATTAAGTCATACCTTGCGCCGATCCAAGCAAAGATAAACGACCCAAACACCACCCCAATGGAAGCTGCCGCATACGGTCGAGCCGCAGCACAAGGTATTTCCAACGCATTTACACTTGGTATCGGTGCGCAAGACAGGGCAACACGACTCCAACAAGCTGGGATTGAACAACAACTTAGAATTGCTGATCTTGAAATAAAAGGAAGAAGAGCGGATATTGCGGAGCAAACGGCAATTCAAGGCGCAAAACCAACATTTGACCTCCAAAAAGCAACCATTACTTCTCCAGATGGAGAGACATTTGAAATGGACATCCCTTACGATAAAAAGAAGGGAATGTTTTTTGACCCAGATGCTGGGAAGTATATTAAGGATGTTAACAAGTGGGGTTTTGGTGAGCCTTCTTATGTTGAAGGTGAGGCAATGCCGACTCCGACATCTCAAAATGAAATCATTGCCCCATCCACCGCGTATAGTTTTGGGAAAGCTGTTGGTGGTCCAGATGAATTACAAGACAAATGGACGAATAAAGGATATACATCAACTGGTCCAAATCTAGTTGAGGGTGTTGTTGCCGTAAACACCAATAAGTATCCACTTGGAACTATTTTTAAAGACTCAGAGTCTGGCAAGGTGTATGTAGCAGCGGACAGGCATGGGAACAAAGACTCTAGCGTAATTGACTTCTTCCAGAATCCAGAAAATTACACTGGAGGGAAGGTAAACAAAAGATTGTCAATTATTGGAGCTGTTCCAAAAAACAAAATCCCTAAAACAAAGGAGGGCATGTCTCAACTGATTGAGCAATATAGCAATGTGCCTGATTACAGCACTAGCTCAAATGCTTCTCAAATTGACAACGCTATTTCAATGGGTGGTGATATGACCCAACAAGCAATGGGTACTCCTCAGCAACAAGCTGAAATTGCTCGTATGATTGAAGAAGAACAATCTATGCAAACCGCTCAAGCTGTTCCTCAAGGTGCGATGGGGACCGAACCTTCCATTGCAACGCAACAATCACCACAGGCTCGACCTCAGTTGAGACCTAGGTCTGGATTTGTTCCAGTTAGGCCACAGGGACAAGCGCAATTTAGGCAAGCGACTCCAGAAGAGGTGGCTACATATGGGACGCAAGGTCAAGTAAACACGGCAACAGGCGAGTTTCGACCGATTCGCCCGCCTTCGGGTATGGTGATAGAGCAAACAAAAGATGGTGGGTTTCGAGTTGTTCAAGGAGCTGGGGCTGTTGGTCGTCAAGAACAAGCAGCTCAAGCCGCAAAAGAACAAGGTGTAGAAAGGGCTACAATGGGAACCCAAGAAATTGGACGCGCCCTAAAAGTCTTAGATTCTGGTGTTATGCAAGGATCTGGCCCACTTGCTTCATTTTATAGAGCTGGGGCGTCAAAGTTTGTAAAAGGAACTCCAGAATACAAACTCGCAAATGATTTTATTGCACCAATTAAGTCAATGCTCGCTTTCAATGAACTCAACAAAATGAGGATGGCCTCACCAACTGGAGGGGCTTTGGGTAACGTTGCAAAGTTTGAAACAGACATGCTTCAACAAAGCGCTGGACAACTTGATATTGACAAAACTGACCCACAGACCCTTAGAGAAAACTTAATGAGGCTTCAGGAAAAGTATCTTGACGTTATTCATGGTTCCTCTGAACAACGCAGGAAGCTCCTTCAAGAAGGTAAAATAACAAAAGAACAATACTTTGATATTGAATCTTCATATCCAGCGTTTACAATGAGTGCTACTGGCGAAACAGTTCCACGCCAAATGGAAGGTGTTGCGCCTCAAGCTCAAGAATCAGAAGCAGATCGAATCCTTAGAGAACTTGGAGAGTAAATTAAATGGCTGACGCAATCACATCAACTATGACCCCATCTAGAATTGAAAGGGGAATCGTCAAACTTAACGACATGAGGCTTAATGCCATGTCATCTGGTGACGAGCAACTTGCTGATGAGTACACACGTCAGATCAAAGTTCTTGGTGGCGAGTTGAAAATGGCTGACCCAGAGAAACGAGCTAAAATGCAACTTGAGCAAAAACAAGCTCAAGAAGCACTTGCAACTGGAACTCCGATTGGCGCACCAACAACCGAGCTTGGTGGAGAGTTCAAGTCGGCTTTCCCAAATGTTCCGACTATGGAGTCGGCAACTAAAGAAGTAGCCCAATTTGAAGGGCAATTACCGAATCTTATTGGGAACTTGTTCCAAACATCTCCAGACAAAGTGGATATTCAGTCCGGTCTCCCAGCAAGGGATCGCGTGGAGATGGGTTTTTTGCCAACGCCAGAAGATAAACTGACATATCTCAAGCAGAAATATGGAGATAATAGCGTTTTTAGTGTCAATATCGCTGGGAATCAAGCCAATGTTGTAAAACGCAAGGACGGGAGCGTTGTTTTAGCTGACGAAGTTGGAGTCGGGATGAAAGATATTCTTGACCTTAGTGGTGAAGTTGCCCCAACCGTGGCCGCTGTAGGAGCTGCAATAGTTGCCTCCCCGTCAACTGTAGGCGCAGTAGGAGCAAGTGGCGGAGCATATCTTGGTGTGTCATCATTGCAGGATGCTCTTGCTAGAGAGATGCTTGGAGTTAAGGTGAAGCCTGGTGAAATCCTTCGTCGTCGTGGTGTTGAAACAGCACTTGGGATGGGGATGGATGTAGCAACCATGGGCCTCGGCAAAATCGCGGCAAGACGAATTGGCAAAGGCGTTACAAATGAAATAGCCAAATCACTTGAAGAAGATGCTGCTATTCTTGCTAGAGCTGGTTTCCCAGTCGAAACTCCAGCTGGAGCCGGTGGTGGAGTTCTTGGGCTTGAGAAGCAAAAAGAACTCGCCGCTCGTTTCCCTACGACTCAAACAAAGAGGTTCAAAAATATAGAACAGCTTCAAAACTTTCAAGAAACGCTGACAAGTGGAAAGCCAACATCAGAGAAGGCATTTACTCAGACACTTGGCAGATTAAGGAGTCAATATGACAATCTTATCTCAAGCGCGGACATTAAAGACAAGAAGGTTCGCCAAGTTATTGACTCAAACATCAACAGAAAGCTGGATGAGCTGCAAAATCCAACATTTAAATCTGAGCCTATTGGTGAAGAGTTGCTTGGGTATTTGGAGCAAGGCAAAAAGACTGCAAATGACATAAAAAACAATGCATTTAGCTCTTTCTGGGATGAAGCCGATTCCTCTGGAATACAATCAGCACCAGAGGAAATAGCTGATGTTCTTACTGGAGCAATATCAACATTTAAGGTTAAAAAAAATCCTGCTGTAAACTCTATTATTTCTGATCTCAATAAAAGAACAGAAGATGGTGTTGCGGCATCTCGACTTAAAGCTGGTATTGCATCGGGCAAGATCGAATCAACACCAGAATTGTTAGAGCAGATTAAAAAAATGGAGTTGAACTCGGCTCCACTTGGAATCAAAGAAATAAATGAATATGTCCAAGTGATCCAAGATGCTGTGCCAGATGCTGGAGCGATAGGTGGAAAGACTCAGCAACAGGTTGCATCCGTAGCGTCAAATAGATTAAGGGAATTTAGGGATGGCCTTCTTGATTCAGCCGGGCTTGCCGATAAATTTAAAGCAATAAACTCACAATACGTTAATGATGTGCTTTTATTTGAACGGAACGCACCAGGAGCAATACTTAAAGAAGTTCTTGGAGATCAAGGAATGACTCCTATTGGAGCGGTTAACAGAGCAATCCAAGACCCCAAAAACATTCGTGATGTAATTCGTGCTGTCGAGATTGGTGCTCCAGAACGCGCACCATACATGAGAGGTCAGCTGCAAAAAGCCTATCTAAACAAGATTGGATTGACTGCTGATCGCGGAGCACCATCAACAACGATTGATTTTGATCCAGAAATTGTTACTGAGCTTTTTGGAATCAGCCCAGCTGGTAGAGTTAACGAGAACTATGGGAGATTGATGGTTGATAAGCTAAATGCACTTAACTCGGCATTAGCAGACAAAAAGATAAATGTATCAAACGTTGATTCAAGAGATATTTCGGAGCTGTATTCTGCACTCAGTGAGGACTCAAGGAAATCGGTAATTAAGAAGATAGTCGAGAAGGCGCAGTATAAGTCTGATGCCGATAAAATGCTAGACAATACGCTTATTTCGGCTGCAAAAAAAGGAGACTGGAATAAACTAGATGTATCGGAGTTCTCTAAGACAATGTTTAGAGCACCGCTTTCTGACATTAACTCATTCCTAACAAGAATGCCGAAGTCTGAAAGAAAAGCTCTTCAGTCCGATTTCGTCGCTGAACTGTTATCAAGATACAGCTCAAGTGGTGATTTTACATCCAATGGGGTTGAGCTTTTTGACGGATCTAAGTTTTTGCGTGATTTTGCTAAAGACCGCACACTTGGCACTCGCATTAGAAATGTAATGGGAGAAGAGTTCCTTGGGCAGTTTAAAGCTGCGGCGAATCATATTGCTGCGAATAAAGTTACCGAAAAACAAGTTAGTGAGGTTAACGCAAAGATATTGGCAAGTAAGTCTGGTATTACCCCATGGGTGGTATCTAGGCCAGGCTGGGTTTCAAGCAGGATATTTGCATCAATGCACGACAGCGATTCATTGCTCCCATTGCTCAAGTTGTCTCAAAAAACAGTAAGCCCAGAGCAATATAATTCCAATATGAAGAAGGCAATTATCGGCCTTGTCGGGACTAGGCGCGGATTGGAATCACTTGCTAACCAAGGCAGAAATGACCCAGAGTTCGCCGCCGAAAGTCAAAAAATTGTTGATGAGGCAATTAAAAGTGGGATGATTCAGAAGTAATCTAGAAAAGCCTTGCGCGGTAACCAGTTGTAGGTTAAGAAGTCCTAGTGACCTCTGAACCAATGAGCGACGATCCAAACGAAAAGCTAAAGCGTGACTATGTTGACGAGCGAGCTGATAAGGCGGCTTGGTTTCTTGAAGTAAAGGAACGGGCCAAGCACCAGCACGGCAACACGGTTGAACATTACGCCCCGAACAAGGCGGCTCTGGCCTTATGGCTATCTGCACAGGGGGCCAGGCTATCGGACATCAAGAACAAGACTGGACTCTCGCGTGAGATCATCCGTGGGCTTGAGTGGAGGCACAGCGACACCCTAGAGACAAAGCGCAAGGAGTTTTCAATGCGGTATGCTATTGCCGCGCAGGAGTACACCGACTTGCTATTTGAGCGATCCCAACAACTGTTTGACAACCCCGACGAGCTGGCGAAGATTAGCCCAGATAAGTTGGCCGTCACGGTGGGTATCCTTACGGACAAGGCGGCACAGCTTACAGGCATGGCTACCACGGTCGTCGAGCACCGCAAAGGTCCAAGCCTTGATGACGCAGCCAAGATGATTGCTGACGCTAAAGCTCGCATCGCAAACAAAGTCAAAGAAAGCGCAGTCGAAGCCGAGATAATCGCATGATACAGGAACCAGAATCAAGGTTTGTTGATTACATCTCTCACATGGGCGATGTGCCTTATCGATTTGTAGTCGATCATGACGGAAAAGAACACAAGTGCCGTACGCTTGTTTATGCTTCCTACTTGGCGGAAAAACTCGACGCTAACATCTGGTCAATAGAGCAATGTAGATTTATTGATCCATACATTGGAAGATGTAGATACTGCAAAAAACACAAGGAACTTCACTTTGTGGATGGCAACCGAGGATCACTTCCTCCAGAGGATGATTCATTTGGATGCCACGAATGTGGGAGCGTGTATCGGATAATCGACATCCTAATGGAAACAGGAGCGTACAAGGTTGACGAACCTAAAGGGTCCTGATAAAAAACAAGCGTCGACTGGATATGCAGTCCAGAAGACGCTCTAACACAATACATAAACTACTATGAAAAGTGCTGAAAAGAAAAAGCCAGAGCAGATGCTCGATGTCAAGGAAATATCTCAATATCTGGATTACTTGCCAGAAACTGGGGATTTTATCTGGAAGGTTAAAACAAAAACCAACAAAGTCGGGAATATTGCTGGAAACACGAATTGGCGTGGATACACTTCAATTTGGATAAATGGAATGCAATATTACGCCCATCGTCTTGCTTGGGCTTTACACTATGGTTCTTGGCCTAATTGTGACATTGACCACATTAACGAGAATAAATCCGACAATAGGATTTGCAATCTTAGGCACGCGAACAGATCGCAAAACATGTTTAATAGAGGCAAGAACAAAAATAACACCTCTGGATTCAAGGGCGTAGCATTTTGTAAAGACACTGGTAGATGGAGAGCGCAAATAAGCATTTATAAAAAATCCATAAAGATTGGGAGGTTCGATACAAAGGAAGAAGCCTCTCGTGCTTATTTAGAAAAAGCCAAAGAGCTGAGAGGAGAGTTTGC